ACCAACAACAACCGACCAACCTTGCGATTGCCTTGCATACTGTTGACCGTCATTAGGTGCTTCGGGAAAAGAAACCTTTGCAGTATTTAAAACAACAGCGCTATTAGCTGCAACTCTTGTATCTGTAAAATATAAATTTGTACCCTCTGCTATATTGGTACTTGTAAGTACAACAACCCCCGTTTGTCCATTTACACTGTCTACATTTCCACTTGATATGCCAACTACTGTCGCATTTGTTAAATCTAATGTTCCTGTAAAACTTGCTGATGCTGTGCCTAAACTTAAAGTTGATGCGTTGCCTACTCCGTCAGTTATGTTTTGTTCAACAGCACCAATAATGCCATTATTAGATGTTTTTATTAGACCTGTGTATGTATCAGATATTTTAGTATTATATAAAGTTGCCATACTATTTTTTGTTTTTTGTTTTTACCTTTTTTAAAAAGGTTTTTAATTTTTCTATGTTTGTTTTTTTCGGTTTATAAATCATAATACCCACCCATTAAAAGTCGCATCGTTACTTGGGTAAATGTCATCATTAACATTACTTGTATATTCGGGGTATGTTGTTTGATTAAAACTTATAAAATCTATAAATCTTCTGCTGTACCATTCTGCATGTGTTCTTGCTTTTTCTACTAAAAAATCTATTTCGTTTTTATCAACTGATTGCGCATTTTCTGATGTATGTTTAAATACTCCACCATTTTTTATCTGATAAGCTGCAAAAGGCATATAATTTGCTTGCGCATACCATATCAACATTGGCACTATATAATCATCTAATACAGTTTTCCAACGTGCATTTACTGGATCATCAATATAAGGTATTGCAGATGTTAAACCGTCATACATTTTTGTTCCTAATAACTGTTGTATGTCAATTTCCTGTGCAATTTTTACAAATTGTATAAACTTGTCAGTATCAACATTTCCGTCAATTATTGAATTTCTGACTAAATCTGTTCGGTTTATAAATAAAGTTGTTGCCATATTATTTTATTTGTATGCACCCCTGTCGGGCATATTAATTGGTGCAATTTCGCTTTCAGTTGTTCCCGTTGGGTTTATATTATATTTTGCTGGTATTTCTCTTGTTCTTTTATAATCATCTAAATCATTTGAAGGCTCTGTTGTAGCTTTCATTCTATATAATAATTTTACCCATTTATGCCTGCAGTAAATGCCACCCTTAAATTTAAACAAACTATAGTTTTGACCTTTATGTCCAAATTCATTATTTACACCTCTAAAACTTGCTTGGTCGATGTCTTCTTTTCTATATATAATTCCGTCATCTGACAAACGCATCATATTTTTACAAAAATCTCTTGACTGATTACCTGCTTCCATTGGCTTTTTTGATCCTACAACATATTTGTAACGTATTTTAAAATACTCACTATCTAAAAAACTTTCTGCGCTTCCGTTATTTTTTGATGTAATTTCGTCATAAAACTTTTGTAGTTTACTTCTCTTTTTTTTTATACAAATGTTTGCCCAATCTTCATCGCTTATATTTTCATCTGCACTTAATTCGTCTACTAACTCCCATTCGTCAGAAATAGTTTCGCCTTTTAAATTATCAAGTATTGCTTGTCCCATTTCGTCTGACAAAAACTCGTTTGACATTTTTACGCAATTAGGCACTTCTTTTCCGTCTTTTATTTTTGTACCGTATTGTTCGTAACCGTCCCAACATGGTTTTTTTAATTCTTGATGTGTTTCACATGGCATATAATATGTAACCCCCTCAACTTCGTGTTCGTGATAACCAACGCAACCTTGTTTTTCTGCTACCTTTATTGCTTCCTCTTTTGTTTCGTATGCTTCTTTTCCGTCAATCTTTTTAAGACTAAACTTGCGTTTTTCAATTCCTGTTTCTTCTTCAATAGTTTCATCATCTTGTACTGATTTATCTACATCTGTAAACTCTAAAGGTTGTAATGTTGTAAAATATAGCTTTAAGCTAATTTCATTGTATGCTAATATTTGATCAAAGCAATCAATTAAAAGTTCTTGAAATGGTCTTATAACGGTGTTATCCATAAGTAAAGATGCAGTTTTTATTTCTTCTGCATTATTACCTAAACCGCTTCCGTCTTTAATACCTAACAGCATTGGCGATACAATACGATGTGCTACCATTATTTTTTGTGTGCTTTCCTCACTTAAAAATTGGTATTGATTATGTGCATCGCTTAACTGTACAGGTGTAATTTCTGCTTGACTTTCCTTATTGTCATTAAAAGCAAGTATAAATTTTCCTGCGTTGCTTGTACCGCTAAATTTTTGTGCAATTTTCTTTTCAATTAATTGTCGCTCTTGCTGATTAGGTGTACCGTTGTTAAAGTTAATTAACATGCTTGGTGCTAAACCATTCATGATGTTGTTAAGGTGGTAATTAGACACTTCTTCTTCTAATTCAGCATATTGTAAACCGCCTTGATAATCTACTGGACTATAATAATAAAAACCGCTTCTGTATGGCTTAATATAATATATTTCGATGCCCTCTTTAGACATTCCAAAAGCTGGTATGCGTAACGGATCATCGTTTCTTGTAATATTTGCCCAATCTTCAAAATAATAATATGCAGGTATTTTTCCGTCATCATCGCATTTTTCTGCTCTTAATGTTTCAATAGGTATATGCTCTAATTGAACAATTTTGCTATGGTCTTTTGAATAAATTACTTGTATTGCAGCGTTACCCATTAATTTTAAATCGTAACATACCTTTCTAACTACATCTTTTTTAAATAATGCAATCATTTGTGCGTACTCATTAGGTTTTTTGTTGCTGTCCGATGCATTTAGTCCTTTTCCATATATTGCTTGACTAATGCCATTAATAGCAGCGTTATTAGTAGGACTTCCATTGTATCTGTCTATTAAATATTGAAAATAATCATTATCTGCACCGTACTCAATCCAATCTTCCCCGTTTACTTCTTTTATTTCTGGACTTGTATAAGTGCCTAAATTAACGAAACCAAACTCCGACACTTTTGTTTTACTAAATTGCCCTTTACTATTTCTTTTTTGTTTCATATTACTAAATATGTATTATCATAACCATTATAATGTATGTATTGTCCTTTGTTTATTTTATAATAGTCGTTGTTTTCTTGGTCAATATCTTGATCAGTACAAAAGATTTTATCTTTATATATAACTCCGTCACTTGTATCATCTACATTCCATAAAGTTTGGTCGTCTTGCCAAAGTTTTATATTAGTATTCCAAAAACTATTTGCAACCCCCAAAGTAACATCGTAAAAATGATTTTCTACTAAAACAGGGTTAAAAATATTTGTAAATGTCAAATAATTACCTACTGTTGTTGCTCCTGTTATTTCGTAGTGTTTTGAAACGTTTGTGCTGTCATCACGTATAGACATTATAAAACTGTCTAAATAATCTCTTGCTATTACTTTTAAATTTTGTGCTGCTGCACTTGTACTTAATATAATCATCGTATATATAACGTAAATAATACGCTAATTTGTAAAAATTATATGGCAAAAAAAAAGCACCCATAAAGAGTGCTTAATTTACTAACTAAAATTAAAACTATGCTGTTGGATCTATTTGTCCTGCTTCGGGTGTAAATTGTCCAATATCTAAAAAGTAAGGTGCTGTTTCTTCCATACCCTCAAATACCATAGTAAAGCCGCTCATGTCTCCTGCTGCTGCCCCCGTTACGACTGTACCCCCTGTACATTCCATTCCGTTCTCTGCACCACATAAAAATTGATTACCGTAATAGTCCTCAACAATTACATACGGTCTGCCTACTGCGAGTAATTGCAATTCCTGCTGTGTTAATGCATCTAAATATGTAAGTGTTAAATTTAATGTCTGCGTGTAGAAAGTTGTTCCGTTTTCTCTACTACTTGTAACAGTTGTTTCTAAACTTGAATTACCTTTAACATCGTATTCATACCACGCTGGGGCAGGTGTTCCTGCATTAATATCTGCTTTTCCGTCTTGTCCATTTACTTGCACACTGTCTATGCCCCCATAATCTGAAAAGTAAACTTTTTTGATACCCCCAAACGCTGATTTGCAGGGTATCTTTCTTCCTATTGTTATACTACATGCCATTTGTATATATTTTTTTAAAAAAAAAGGGCAAGCAGATAAACTACCTACCCTAATTTATTGGTTAATTAATTTTAAGCGTATTCAACTAAATCTTCAGCAATTCCAAACTGTACTGCACTTGTAAAACGCATTACCATTCTAACATTGTTTGAAGCGTCTAAATCCTGCATATCTAACACTTTAATAGAATTTGTATCGTTTAACAATCCAGTTCCAAAATATAGGTTACTTCTTGTCGCTGCATACATTTTATTGTCTGACATTCCAGGACATACAAAAATCTTAACACCGTTAACAGTTAGGCTTCCGTTGTTCCACCATTGAGTCCCCTGTGCATTAACACCGTTTGCACCCAATCCATTTGCTGCAAAACCACCTAATGCCTGCACATAATGTTTAGCTGCCTTTGATCCAACGTACAAAAATAAATCTTCTTTTCCGTAAAGTTGTGCTGGTATTGCATCTACTACTTTTGAAAGTTCAGCTATAATATTTGTTGCATCTAAACCGCCTGCAACTGCTGCTACTTGCTGTGCTGCTGGTATATCCCCTGCTGCTGCTGATGCTGCAATTAGTTTTTCGAAACCGTCAAATGATGTATGCGTTGCGCCTGCTGTATCGCCTTGCCAAATACAAAATTCAGTATTCTGTGCAACTTCTGCTGCTACATGCGCAATCATAAAATCAGAAAATTTAGGCGGTAATGATTGACCTAAACCGTAACCCATAGATTGTGCTTCCCAATCGTTCACAAAATCATATTTACAAAGTTGTAAATTTACTTGTAACTCTACAGGCTGTATAATTCGCTCTGTTAATGTTACAGATGAATTAGGTGTAAAGTCACAACTTGCTGCGGTAACTAAACTTCCTGTTGCTAATTTTTTAATTACTTCTTTGTAAGCAATATTTGCTTTTACTGTTAAACCCCCGTCATCAATAGTCGATGCAGATAGTAATGCAGCAGCAATATACTCCCCTGCAAATTCTCCTGCATAGGTTGTTGTAATATTTACTGCGGTTGCAAGATTTGTTTTTCTTAAATTTGCCATTTTTATATTATTTATTTAATTTATTTAATACTCTGTCTAATGTTGTAGAAAATTTACCTGTTCCAAATTCTACTTTAGTTTTGGTTGGTTTTTTCGATGTTCTTCTAATTGGCTTCTTTGCAGCCGATAAGTCTTCTTTTTTCTTTTCCTCTTTCTTTTTTTCTTCTCCGTCCATTAAAGATGCATATTGTTTTTTTAGTTCTTCAATTTCTGTTTTAACTTCTTCAATAACTGGTGCAATAACT